TAGCGGTCACCCTCCCAGGTTCGAGCGAGCTTCCACGTGATGCCCTCGGCCGCCACCACTTCCAGCAGCCTGGCCCCTCGACCCTTCGCGTGTGCGGCTAGCCGGGCTTCGAGATTTGTAGTAAATCCGAGATAATGCTTGGCATGCTTGTAAGGTTTACTAAAATGCAATAAATAAATGATGCCGGTTAAATTACGCATTTCTAAACCCCATTTATCCGCGCGAATGGCCCCCATGTAGCTAAAACAAACACATCATAGGCTCTCGCCGCTATTACAGGATCTTTGAACACCCCAATGTGAACATTTTTACCGTTCACTTTAGCTTGAGACTTCCAACCCATGCGGAACGGATATACACCACGATATGTGTTTGTATGGTTACGGTTGACACTATTTTGACTTCGCGAAGCACATCTAAGATTATGCCGCTGGTTATTTAAGCCGTCGCCATCTTCATGGTCTACTTCTTCTGGTGGTTCGCCCATTAACTGTCGGTGCATGTAGAGTGTTTTACGACGCCCGTCTTCTTGAGTTATCCATCGTGCGGCATACGCGCCGTGTCCGCAGCTGCGTGGTACGTACGTCCAACGGTGCCGGGATAGTTCAGGTAAATCTTCTTCGTCTACCTGCACCACATGACCTGCTGATATGGCTAATTCAGTCATAATCACTCGTCCTCGATTCCATGCCACTAGACTATCTAGGTTCCTAGCATCCGTCAACCCTTTTAAGGAGGCCCAGTGCCTGCGACCCCCCGCCGTCACGTGGAAAATCTGATTGTGCCGGGTATGCGCCTCGGCCGCCGGCCGCATGACCCTGACCGGCCAACCTTGAAGTTATCTCGGCTCTTGACCGGTGTGACGCCGGCACACCCAGCCACGGTGGATCACTTCAGCCTCGTACCAGTGCAGAGCTGGGGTGTGTTGGGTAATGATCAGTACGGAGATTGCGGGCCCGCTGATGTCGTGCACGATCGGATGCTAGTTTCCAAGTACTTGGGGAACGTCAGTTCTACCCTTGGCACGGCTGACGCCCTCGACCTCTACAAGCGGTCCGGCAACCCGAATTTTCCCGTCGATGATAACGGCGTGGTCATGGCCGACATGCTCAGCGAGGTCCACACAACCGGCGTCGGACCCCCTGATGCGAACAAGAACCGCACGCGGTGCGTCGCCTACGCCTCGGTCAACGTGGCTGACCTCGATGAGGTCAGAGCCGCTATCGCTATCTTCGGCTCAGTCTCCACGGGCGCCGACCTCTCCCAGGCTCAGCAGGCTCAGACCACGGCCGGCGGCCCCTGGGACTATGACGGCAGCTCCCCTGATTGGGGCGGCCATGCCTTCCTCTCGGGCTTCTACACGGGCGACACGACGGCTGGCCGCCCGGACGTCGGAGGTTTGACGTGGGGATTCCCCATCGGCATCACTGACAAATTCTGGGCACAGCAGGCTCAGGAAGCTTGGGTAGTGATCTGGCCAGAGCATCTGGCAAATAAGTCTTTCCTCACCGGAGTTGACCAGACTTTCCTGGCCGCCGACTACAAAGACCTCACCGGCCGAGAGCTGCCCGTGAGCCCGATCCCTCTGCCTACTCCTGGCCCGGCGCCTGCTGCCGCCGTGGTCACCTCGGCTGAGCTAGCAGCCAACCAGCAGCTCGCCACCATGGCACATGCCTTCATCCGGTACGCACACAGCGGCCTCGCCGGGCAGATGGCTGATGAGCTGGCTCGGTGGCTTGGCGCCTGGGGGCTGTGATGACCGAGCCCAGGGCGATTTCCCTCGGATCACTGCTCAGTGACTTGGCAAACGTTCCCGCAAATGTCTCGGAAGTACTCCGAGATGTCAGAAAAATCCTACGAAATCAGGAGATACAAATGGCTCTTGCTGATGACCAGCGTGCGGCCCTTGACGACCTCAAGGCCGAGGATGGCGTGATCGTGACGGCTCTGGATGACTTGGCCACCAAGGCATCGCAGACCGGCTCCGTCTCGGATGCTGACGTTCAGGCCGCGATTGATGGTATCCGGGGCGAGATCAACCGCGTGCACGCAGCCGTAGTCAAGGATGATCCGGGCGCTGTCCCCGCGCCGCCAGCTCCGGCAGGGCCGTAGGCAAAATCCGGGGGCTGAGCCAACGCGAAAGCCCAGCCCCCGGACTCCTTACCGCTCAGGGTCTCCTTCCTGCCACGATGACAGCACTGTGATCTGCCTACCATGGCCTTTCAGGCTATGTGATCGCAAAGGTCGGCCATCGAACGCTGATCGGCCGTGTGGTGCGTCGTCCTCTCCGTTGTCATCTTTCTTGTCGGGAAGCAGCCCAAAGCACGCCATACAACCTCCTAGTTGTCGAATAAAACGTAGGCCGCCTGGGACTCGAACCCAGAAAAGGCGGATGCTCTACCAATTGAGCTAACGGCCCTACTCTCAGCAGTGAACTTGCCAGTCGGATAGTTCTGCCCCTTCCGGCGAGATATCACCTCCTCCATCCGGGTCTTGCGCGATGAGTTCCATGAGCTTGGCTAGCTCAGCCACATCGCGAGTGTCTGCGTCTACAGGCACCTCAAAATCGTGATACGAGATCCACGTAGCGGTGACTCTGATCTTCTTGGTTTCTGGCACTTAGCCTCCCTGCATGATGTTAACCACAATGGTCAAGCCGAGGGTGATAACGATAGCAGCTCCTAGCGTGATGAACGCGGTCACGGCACCTGTAGTAATCACACCTCCTACTGTGACCGCAACGATTGCGGCCAGTAGAGTGAAGATGACAGGCATTGAAAGCTCCTAATTATCGCTGTACGTACCGACTGGAAGGTGGGTACCTGTGGCGCGTTCGACCAAGTCGGCGAACGCAGATTCTCGTGAGCTAAACTCATAGTGCCCACTCATTAAATCCCAGTTAAGTACGCCAATCGGTGAATCGTCGCAACAGATTACGCAATGTGTGGAAAACCTGTCGGTGTTCATGTCTGCGCTGTGCTGTGTGATAGCGAACGCGCATGCGTATACACCTGAGCCGCCCGGCCTAAAGCTGATGACTTCAAGCACCTGAAAGTTATTGATCAGCGCGGGCACGCTAGTTCGGAACTGCGTCTCACTGCGTCGGTTGAAGCGCACCACGTCTGACATCGGAGCCTCCTCGATTTTTGGTAGCCGGGGGCTGTGGTATCTAATACACCAGTCCTCAGCTTCTACATCTCCGCCTGGGTGTGGCCGCTCGCAGTACATTTGCTGACCCATGATGGCTTCTTTCAAAGAATAGGTTGGGGAGGTTGAGTGCCTCCCCAGACGACTTATTTGGGGCAAGGCAAATCAGGGTCGGGCACCTGATTGCCGGGCACTACCGAACGGCCGCAGCGGAAACAAGTTGCCTCCGGCTCAGCGTTGATAGCCTCTAGCGCACTTTCCAGAGTGGAGAACGGTGATCCGGGCACAGCCCCAGTGGGCATGCCGTCAGTGACCCGCTCGACCACGTACAAACCCCAAACCTCAACGAGTTTGCAGCTACGGATGAAGGCGAACCGTGAACTACCGCCAACGCTCTTGTTCCACTTGATGGCGTTGCGAGTCTTGGCAGACATGGTGACCTCCCGGTCTGGGGAAGCCCCGGCGGGGCCTCTGTAACTGGTATATCGGATCCTAGCATCCTAGTGTTACACCTGACAAGCAGGAGGCCTAGATGTCTGAGCACGGCCAGCACGAGAAGCTAGAAGCAGTCGTGTCCGCACCAGCACCGCCAGCTCCGGCAGGGCCGTAGGCAAAATCCGGGGGCTGGGCTTTCGCGTTGGCCCAGCCCCCGGGCTTTCTTACCTAGTTCCCAGAATCTGTTACTGCTCCACGGGTGCCGTGAATTACTAGCGGGTCGCGTGCATCAATCTCGCTACCTGAGATAACTCGCCAGTCGAGCCAAGGCTGTGCGTTAGCTAGCTCTCGGACAGCCTCAAACGCGCTATCTCGATTAACAGTACCTCGAATGCGTCGCTCCCAGGGCGTACATACATTCGGGTTACGTGACTGCACGTAGTACCTGGCCATAACGCTCTCCTAGATTCTGATGGTCTGTGCTGCTCTCGTACCCGGTATATCGGATCCTAGCATCCAAACGTTACACACGTCAAGGAGACCTCGGTGACCGATCATGGCCAGCATGAGAAGGTAGAGGTTTCTGGGTCGCCGGCAGCTGGAGGTAACCCATACACCAAGGCTTGGGCCATCGGCACCGCTGACCGCGCGTTGAAGAGCTTTGCCGCCACGCTGATAGTCCTGCTCGGAGGGGGTACAACGGCCCTCAACATCGACTGGCAGGCTGCCCTGGGCTCGGCGGCAGGGGCTACGCTGCTTTCCCTCCTCTTTTCGGCTGCTTCGGCGCCGCTCGGCGAGTCAGGCACCACGTCTTTGCTGCCTGGTGGCCGGTAAGCGCCACATGCTAGAATCCGAGCATGACGAAACCCTTACTTACGCACACGAGCGCCGAGGTGGCGCGGGTGTTTATCCAAGCACCTGATAAAGAATACTATGGCGTGGAGATTTGCCACTGCTCTGGCATCGCCCCCGGCACGGTGTACCCCATGCTTGACGAGTGGGGTTCGCGCGGTTGGCTGACCAACCGGCAGGAATCCCAGGCCGACGCGCGCCAACGCAAGGCCCAGGGACCGCTGCGCCGATACTGGAAACTCACCCCAGAAGGGCGTACCGAGTTAACCAACTACGTGCATCGTTGGGATTCCCGTGCAGCTCGGTAAAGCTCTGGGGTTTGCTCTCGTTGTCACGCTCACTGCGTGCGGCTCAGCCCATCCCCACTCCCCGATAACTTTGCCCCTGGCCTCGACATCGGTTTCTGATAAACCATGTCACGCCCGGCATGTCAACGAAGCCGATCCGCAAGCCTGGCTGCCTGATGCCTCGTGCACACCGGGGGCCACCAATCCGGCCGTCACCCTCGGCCAGCTGTGCCCTGTGGCGCACACGAAGCAGTGGCGACCGCCGGCCCGCTACACAAGCAAGCTCAAAGCCGCCCAGCTGGCTACCAAGTATGACTACGTGGACAGCACGGGAACACACCCCATGACCGCAGTTGGCACTGAAGAAGACCATCTCATTTCGCTAGAATTGGGCGGCTCCCCGACTTCAGTTTTGAATCTATGGCCAGAACCGCACGCATCTCTGAATGAGAAAGACAAGGTGGAGAGCGCCGCGCACGCGGCCATCTGCACAGGCCGGCTCACCCTCCCCCAGGCTCAGCAGGGCATAGCCGCTAACTGGATCGAGTTAGGCAAACGCCTCAACGTGAAATACTGAGCACTCAGTGTAACTAGCTCTGTGACAACGGGTGAGTAGATCTTCCCTTATGGATGACAGCTCTAAAAACCCGTGGCACACTAAATCCATGATGCACGTGCATATGGGCGTTGAGATCGGATGATGGCACTCGTGCTGCAGCTCACCGACACGCAGGGCTGGGAGCATGTAGTGACTGACGAAACGATGCAGCTCGGCCGGCACACCGGCCACTACGTCACCCTCTGCGGAGCCACCGTGGAAGCGGCGAGCATGGCGGCCCCGCCAGGGCGACCATGCTCCGCGTGCCGGGCGTCTCCGCTGCGGTAACATGAAGAAGTGCTGCGCGGCTACGCAGCACAGTTCCTCTCTCGGCCAGCTAAGCCGGCTCAGCACCTTCGGGTGTTGGGCCGGCTTTTCGTGCGTCTGGGATACTCTCTGGCCGATGAAGCACCGTACCTACCGGCGCCGAGGGTGGCTGGTCTGCCCCTCCCTCGGCATGCCCACCACAGGCCTCAGCAACGTACGTGAGTGCGAGAACTGCGGGGCGCAGGTCTTGACCGCTGTAGGCAGCTGCACGGCCCTGGTGGATGCCGGCACGCTCGATCCGCAGTGCCTCGACTGCTGGCTTGACGCTGGAGGCAAACCACTGGGCATGCACCCGAATGTAGAGGCCGAGCTTGATGCCCTCGGCCTCTTAGCCCAAGGCAGGCAGCGCCTTAGTGAGATCAACACGAAACTAGAAGAGTAGCTAGGGCAGCACTCGGGTATCAGTGCGATCAATACCATACTCCCACGCATCCGACCAGTCATCAGGGCAGTGCCTGCAGGCGGGGTTGCTGCATACCCAGCCGTCCGCAGTGCGTTCCCAAGTTGCAGAAGCGCCGTGGAAGTACTTAGTGCCGATTGGCGGCTCAGGCGGAAGAGTAGTGTAATCACGATGCCAAGCTTTATTGGCAATTTCTAAAAGAAGGTTTTTCAGCCGCTGGGCCTCTTTAGCCCAGTACTCGGCTTCTTCTCGGTAAAAATCTTCGTTGCTTGTCATAGCACCACCATCACGATAGTAGTTACGAAAATCCAAAACCAGTGCCACGATTGATCGAGCGCGTAGGCGCCCGTGCCAAGGGTAGAGTTATCGTCTTTGTTAAGGCGAGGTTGACCGAGGTGGTAGAACTTGTCTTTACCTAGGCGCTCACAAAATCTCGCCAATGTGAAACGTCTGTCAGCCCAGTAATGACTAGCGGCGGATACCAGCAGGCCGAGGGCGATACCCTCAGGGTTGAGCGGTAGCCGGAAGATGAACATCAAAGCGAGAACAAATACAAGCAACGTAGCTGTGTAGCTCGCTACGTGAGCCGCACATGCTCGCCGGCCTGGCCAGCCCGGTAGGCCCTTGTTGCGTGCCTGAGCGTCTGTCTGCACCCAGTGGTCAGCAACGGTGTGCGCAACCAGCAGACCAAATCCTAGAAGCCCGGCAGCTTCGATAACGTCGGTTGCCATGGTGCTCCTCTCACCTCCTTAATCCAGCCAAGTAAAACCCGGCTCAGCTCGGTTTGCCAAACTTCTGGGAGATCTTCGATTGAAGTGTCGCCGGCAAGTATGTCCAAGTACTGGTCATCTGCGTTGATGTTGGATAAGTTCGTCATACTCTCGTATCGTCTACAGGCTCCCCAGCGTTACGCATAATCTCTTCCAACCCCCGGATAGCTCGACTACAAGCAGCTGCCTGAGCTTCCGCCACGCCCTTGCTTATTGAGCCGCTTGCTGCCCGATGAAAACAATCACGATTGCTTCGTAGTGTCGTCAAAATTCCACGCCACACACCAAGGTCTGCTGTAGTAGCTAGACGTTGTTTGTAGGGCTCTTCCGATGTTTCC